CCGATCTACCACATTGGTGCGGTTAAAAACTACGCCGCAAGTGCGGGTTACTCAAGCAATTGGGATGCTCGAAGACACGTTCCTGAAGGCGAAATAGTAATTGGTCGTAGTATCTACACCGCAGATGATGAGGGTAATAAGGCTTGGCTTAAGACTAAACGCACAATGACCGAAGCAGCGCGAGACAAAGCGCTGCAAGGTTTCGTTGACGGCCTGACCAAAGGGGTTACACCGTACAAGCCAAAGGCCAAGCCAAAGACTAAGAAGTTTGCTACGGATTTATTACCCACCATAATAATAGGTGACGCACACTTCGGCATGAGGGCAGACGCGAGAGAGACTAAGTCTCGTGACTACGATACTAAGATCGCCTCGAATGATATGTTGGATGCTATCGATTACTTGGTTGATTTAGCTCCTGCGTCTGAGAAATGTTTATTGGTTAACGTAGGCGACTTTGTCCATGCCAACGGTTCGTCAGGCACTACCTTCGCGGGCACTAAGCTTGACGTAGATACTAGGATTGAAGTTGTACTTGAGACAGCCGCTCAGACGTTTCTATTTGCAATAGATAAGTTGCTTGCGAAACATAAGAGTTGCGTTGTGGTCATGGCTAGAGGCAATCACGACTCAGATACTGCAATCGCCCTCGCGTTAATCTTGAAGTTTTATTACTCAAAAGAACCACGAGTGACTATCTTAGATCCTCATGGCTTCTTCCACACATTACATTTCGGGCAGAACCTTTTGGCAGTACACCACGGCGACAAGGTAAAAGCAGCTAAGCTAGGGGCTATCCTTCCTAAGATGCTTCCTGAGCAATGGGCAGAGACTAACTATCGCAAGTGGCTTGTCGGACATATCCATCATCAGACCGCTATTGAGACAGAGAATGGAGTTTTCGTGGAAGCCTTCGGGACTTTGTCTCCACCCGACTCTTGGCATGCAGGTGCCGGCTATGGTGCGGCTAGTGTAATGAATCAGATTGTATTTCATAAAAACGGTGGCGAAGCTATCCGTCATGTTTACCAAATCAGAGACTCGCGCAAAGTCCCTGACCTGACATTATAGGTGTAGTATGGATTATCAAGTCATGTTCAACATAACAATAGCAGTAGCAGGATTCGTTGTTGGATGGTTAGTCAATCGAGTCTTTGCATTATTGGATAGGATTGATGCTGACATGAAAGCCATACCTATGCTGTATGTCGCCAAAGAAGATTACCGCGATGACATACGAGAAATCAAAGAGATGCTCGGTGCTATCTTTAAACGACTTGATACCAAAGCAGACAAATAAGGAACGACTATGAAATACGTTAAAGTAATAGGCAAGTTTGCAAAAGCAAAATTCATGGGTGCAACGGACGAGCAAGCTACTGTTGTTGTGCTGTTGACTGCGTTTATTCTTATAGCGTTAGCGGTAAATTAAATGTTAGCAATGTTAAGCTCACTCATCGAGCCTGTATCTGTCTTGCTAGATAAGGCAATACCCGATAAAGACTTAAAAGAAAAGTTAGCTCATGACATTGCAACTATGGCAGCTCGTCATACAAACGAGCAAGTCAAAGCACAACTAGAAATTAACAAGGTCGAAGCCAAGCATAACAGTATGTTTGTTGCAGGATGGCGACCTGCTTGTGGATGGGTCTGTGTATTAGGAATGGCAGGTAACTTCCTCATCATCCCTTTTGTGAACATGACTTTAAATCTACTAGATACTGGCGTTGAAGTTCCAATGATTGATCTTGCGACAATGCTGCCTGTGTTAATGGGCATGCTTGGTCTTGGTGGACTACGCTCCTTTGAGAAAGTTAAGAAAGTAGAGCGAAACAACTAGGAATTATTATGTCTGATTTAGTGCAGTTACCTGCTAGTGTTGTCAAAAGCGTAGGCTTAGTTCCTACAGCCACTAAAGCGGCATCTGCTGCCCCTGTTTTAGCCGAAGCAGTAGCTCAAGGCAGCGGTCTTTTGTCGGGCGGTCTTGGAGGTTTGTTGTCTTTGAATCCGGCAGGTTTGCTTGCATCGCTTGTTTTCTCAAAAATTTTCGGTCGGGGTGGAGGCTTAGAAGCTATACCTATGACCGATGAAGAGCGAGCAGAGCTTAATGCTCAACAAAGATTAGACTTTGTTTCTAACGCTGCCAACTTAAGCGGTGAAGGTGGCGACGCTCTTTTAAGCGAGGCTATCGCGGCTGCTGAAGCAAAAGGATTGTCTGTTGATAGTTTGTTAGCCGACTTAGGGTTAGAGTATGCAGACCTATCTAATACGCTAAGAACAGATGATGGTTTTGTTTCAGGGAATGCGCCCGTATTTACAGGTAGCGACACTCAAGTCTTAAACGTAGGTGATGAATACTACGATCAGTTTACTCAAGACGAGTTAGCAGCGATGAACGCTGCAAATGACTACGTTGTTGATCTTGGCTTAAATGTTGGGCAAGGCACATTAACAGGTGTTCGTAATACTTTTTTTGACCCGTTCGGCGCTGAGAATATGGTTTCTTCTCAGATGAAAGAATGGGAAGACTCTATCGGCGATTTAATGTCCGATGCAACCAAAGAAGATAGAGCAACTATTGCTGCAATACGAGAAGCCGCTTTAGGCCAAGGAGCGCCCGCAGAATTAAAAGCTGCGTGGGATGCGTTCTTAGTTAACCCCGGCATGGGTATTGCTAATGCTATCGGCACAAGCATAGCTCCTTTAGCTACTGGTGGGGCAGCAGGGAAAGTAGCGCAAACTATTAATAAAGCTGCACAAGCCGGAGACAAATTATTAGATGTAGGAAAAGTAATCACTACGACTAACACTGTCGCAGGTGGATTGACAGGCACAGGCATTGCAAAAGACGAAATGTACGAGTCTGCTTACGATTACGCTATACAAAACGGCGCTACCAATGACGAAGCAATTATGGCTGCAAACGCGGCGCAAGCTTACACATTAGAGAATGCTCCGTATTTATTAGCTAATACAGCAGCAGGAGGCTTGGCAGGACTAGGCGGTTTAGAAGATGTAGTTAAGCGAGGACTAACAGGTCTTGGCAAAACGTCAGTCGCGAATGTTGCTAAAGATACAGTGGCAGAATCAGCGGGCGAATTCCTTGAAGGTAGCGCAGAAGCCTTGGCTGCTAATGCAGCAGAGATTGGTCTAGGCTCTGACATTAATTTAACTGACGGCGTTTTGTTCGGCGGTGGATTTGAATCATTAATCGGTGGGGGAACAGGCGGCACTATTAGTGGAGCTTCAGCAGTTGCTGACGGTGGGGCAGGTCTTGAAGGCGCTGCTGCATCCGCAGCCGAAGCTTATGCTAAAGCTGCTATTACTGAAGGCACAAATAGCATGGCAGATAATGCCGCTGCTGCTGATATTAATGACAATGCGCTAGCAAGCACTGTAGAAGATAATGCGCTTTTATCAGATAGTACTGCAAGTAATGCAGAAGCTACTCGCGACTTATCAACACAGCCAAAAGCCGTTAATGAAGTAACGACAGAAGAAATTGCCTCAGTTGAACAAGCTATTACAGACGCAGGACTATCTACTGAAGGTTCTGCTGCTACTCAAACAAATCAACAAACTGTATCCGGCCTCGCGAATGTTGCTAACTCAGCCGTTGGATTGTTTGGTATGGGCGCTGCGGCAGTAGCTGCGGTGATATATGCTGCTAATAAAAGCGGAGCATCTTCTGCACAAATCGCGGAAGCTACAGGCTTGACTGTAGATCAGGTTAACAAAGCTGCTCAAGACGCAGGAACAACTGTTAACAATCAAAGCAATACTTTAACTGTTACAGGTGAAGCCGCTACAGCAGCAGAACAAGCAGCGGCAGATGCTGCTTCTGCAAATCAGGCTACTGTTACACAGGGTGGCGCAACAGTAGACGTAGGCGCAGATACTCAAAATACTTTGGTAGGAGATTCTGTTACTAAATCTTCTATTGCAGCAGATGCTCAAGCAGCCTCAGATGCCAAAGCAGCCGCAGACGCAAAAGCCGCAGCAGACGCTAAAGCATCATTTGACGCCAAAGCTACCGCAGAAGCCGCAGCTAAAGCTGCCGCTGAGGCCAAGGCTGCCGCTGATGCGAAAGCCGCTTCTGACGCTAAAGCCGCTGCCGATGCCAAGGCAAAAGCCGATGCGGATGCAAAGGCTGCCGCTGACGCCAAAGCAGCCGCCGACGCTAAGGCAGCAGCGGATGCCAAAGCTGCCGCAGATGCTAAAGCTGCCGCAGATGCTAAAGCCGCAGCAGAAGCTAAGGCAGCCGCAGATGCAAAGGCCGCGGCCGACGCCAAGGCCGCTGCCGATGCAAAGGCCGCAGCAGAAGCTAAGGCTGCCGCTGAAGCCAAGGCTGCTACGGACGCCGCAGCAGCAGCAGATGCTAAGGCCGCTGCTGACGCAGCCGCAGCATTAAAAGCCGCTCAAGACGCAGCAGCCGCTTCTTTGGCGGCAGACGCAGCATCCAAAGCCGCAGCAGACGCCGCAGCAGAAGCAGCCGCAGACGCCGCAGCAGCAGCAGAGGCCGCAGCAGCTAAAGCAGCCGCTGACGCAAAAGCAGCCGCAGAAGCTCAAGCCGCCGCTGATGCTGCTTCTGCCAAAGCCGCAGCCGATGCGAAAGCAGCAGCCGATGCAGCAGCTAAAGCAAGTGCAGACGCCAAAGCCGCAGCTGAAGCCAAGGCTGCTGCCGATGCTAAGGCCGCTGCGGATGCTAAGGCCGCTGCGGACGCTAAAGCTAGCGCAGATGCAAAAGCAGCAGCCGATGCGAAAGCTGCTGCGGATGCGAAGGCTTCGGCGGATGCAAAGGCGGCAGCGGATGCAAAGGCTAAAGCTGACGCTAAGGCAAGTGCTGATGCGAAAGCTGCTGCGGATGCTAAAGCTGCTGCTGATGCAAAGGCAAGTGCAGATGCTAAAGCGGCAGCGGATGCCAAAGCTGCGGCAGATGCAAAGGCTGACACTAAGACGGACACTAAGACGGACACTAAGACGGACACTAAGACGGACACAAAAACAGACACAAAAACAGATACCAAGACAGATACCAAGACAGACACAAAAACAGATACCAAAACAGATAACAAAACAGATACCAAGACAGACACTAAGGTTGACACAAAAACTAACACCAAAGTAAACGTCAATCCAAACACTAACATCAATACCAACATTAACACTGACACTCAGCAGCCCGAAGATGAAGAGGAAAAGAAACAAGGCATGATGCAGCTCATAGCAAGCACTCCTCTTACAGATTCAATTTTGTTTGAGCCAAAGTTTACAAAACTAGACAACATTCCTATCGGGATGTTTGAACGATTTATGCGAGCCACAGGAGGCAGGTAGATGACATACTTAGAAGCAATTAATAACGTCCTCCGCAGGTTACGAGAAGATGAAGTCACTACTACTGGCGAGACTTCGTACTCTGCTTTAATAGGCGACCTAGTCAATGACGCAAAGAAGTTCGTAGAAAATTCATGGAATTGGTCTGCATTGCGCAGCACCATTCAAGTCCCCACGGTAGTTGGTCAGGCTGAGTATTCGCTTACAGGTTCAGGTCAGAGTGCGGTAATTAAACAAGCACTCAGCAGTAGTGGTCACGGATTCTTGACGCTCAACACTGTGCCGTATTTTGACAACGTATACTTCAATCAGACTCCTGCAAGTGCAGTGCCTACTGATTACATTGTCAGTGGAGTGGATGATAACGATGATCTTAAGGTAAAGGTCTATCCACAACCTGACGCTGTGTACACGCTCAGGTTTGATATTGCATCACCACAGGCATTACTCGCGGCAGATGCTACTAAGATCAAAGTCCCGTATCATCCTGTCGTACAGATGGCCTACGCTATGGCTCTTCGCGAAAGAGGGGAGACAGGTGGTCAGTCAGCAGCAGAGCAGTTTGCCGTAGCTTCATCAGCGTTGTCAGATGCAATCGCAGTAGACGCTAACAGATACCCCTCAGAAACAACTTACATGGTGGTGTAAATGGCTCAACAACTACAGAGCATTACGATCACAGCTCCGGGATTTGCAGGGATAAACACCCAAGATGCACCTCTCGCGCAAGAGCCTAGCTTTGCTGCTGTTGCGGACAACTGCGTGATTGATAAAGAGGGAAGGGTTGCCGCGAGAAAAGGCTACAGCATGATCTCTACTAATGGAAGCGCAGTGCTAGGTAGCTCGGATGGCATTGAGTCTATGGGCGAATTCGTTGCAAATGATGGAGATGTTACATTCTTATCAGCAGGTAACAACAAAATCTTTACAGGTACGTCTACTTTGGTCGATGCCACCACATCGTCTTATACGATTAGTGCTAACAACTGGAAGTATGTATCGTTCAATGACCATATGTTTATGTTTCAGCGTGGTCAAGAGCCGCTGATGTACTCAGACCATGCAGGGACAGTAGAAAAGATGTCTGCCCATGCACACGCCACAGGCACACCACCACAGGGCAATGAGTGTCTAGCAGCGTTCGGTCGGTTATGGGTAGCAGATTTTACAGACAACAAATCTACAATTTACTGGTCTGACTTGCTTAACGGCGCACACTGGACAGGAGGCTCTACAGGCTCGATTGACATCACTACCGTATGGCCTACAGGGTACGACACTATCGTGGCTCTAGCGGCTCACAACGGCTTCCTAGTGATATTCGGCAGGAACTCTATTGTTATCTACGAAGGCGCAGACAGCCCTGCCAACATGACCCTTGCGGATACTATCTCTAATGTGGGTTGTGTGTCGCGAGACGCAGTGGTGTCCACAGGTAAAGACTTAATATTCCTTGATGACTCAGGTGTCCGAAGTTTAGCAAGAACCATTCAAGAGAAGTCAGCACCTATCGGTGACATCTCCAAGAACGTAAACAACGACATCAAGTCTCTCTTCGCGGCAGAAACAGGAAACATTAGCATGCACTACTCGCCTCGTGAGGCGTTTGTGTTACTGAACTTCCCACAGTTAGCCGTGGTCTATTGCTTTGATACTCGCTTCCCTCTACAGGATGGGAGCTTTAGAGCAACTACATGGTCGCATATTAATCCATTAATCTTTGCCAACACATCTACCGAGGCTTTATATATTGGTAACAGTGCAGGTATTGCTCAATACACAGGATTTAGAGATGGAACAACCAATTATCTTCTTAGCTACTTTAGTCACCCTCTTAGCTTTGGCGATACATCTAACTTGAAGTTCTTGAAGAAGATCAATCTCACTACCTTTGATGGGGCTGAAGCTACGGTGGTATTGAATTGGGCATACGACTACTCCGGTGCGTACAAAAAGCAAGCGTATACCTTACCCAAGTCGAATGTGGGACAATACAATATCTCAGAATTTAACACCGAGGCAGAATACTCTTCCTCTATTGCACTAATAACGCGCAAGAAAATCAATACGGCAGGACAGGGTACAGTAGTAGCCGTTGGCGTAGAGACCACAGTTGATGGCAAGCCAATTGCCTTGCAAGAAATTAATATTCAAGCCCTAATGGGAAGGATTGTGTAATGTCTAACTACACGAAGATAACGAACTTCGAAGCTAAGGATGCTTTGGTTAGTGGTAACCCCGCTAAAGTAATCAAAGGCACTGAGGTAGGGG